ACCAATGCAAAAATTAAAGCATTCAAATCAATTCGCATAAAAACACCCTATTTTGATTCAAATTTAGTCAATCGTAACCCGCATGTTATAAGCCGCTAGTTCACAATTACAGCCTGTTTATGGTGTGATCCAATTTAATAAAAAGCTGTTTTAAATCATCAATTTGCTGTGAATAATCAAAATCAGATAACTGCATGTATTCTAAGTGTTTTTCTAGGCATTCACGCATAAAAATATAGTCTTCTTTGCGTAAAACACCTTTGTTTCTACTGTATGCAATTGTGCTATACAAATAACTCTGACGCGTCATATTCAATATTCATATCGTATGTAGCATTTAGGTACTCAACCAATTGTAAATACAACTCTGTAGCTTTGTTATATTGCTCATTTGAATCAAAAACATGACATGAAGCAAATGCACAATATGCACCATGGAATTGATTAAATCTTACTGTAGCCTGATTAAACCCTACAGAAGCCAAAGCATACTCACCCAAATTCTCTAAATATTCAATCACATCCATAACACACCCCCTATCAGTTCGCGCCATACGGACGCTCTGTAATTATGGCTTAAAGTTTACATGGGAGCCTGTAATCAGGGAAAGAAGGTTTTAAAATTTAATTGCGCGAATCACTCGTAGACACTCGTTCTGTTAATTTATTTCGATAATTCTTAAAGGGCTTTGATCTCTCCAGTGATTTTTAGAAAGGCCAATCACATTGAACGAGTTGCCAAGTATTAGCAACAAGAATACCCATTAAAAATCCAAATATCAGCACTGGAGGAATTAATATAAGGGCAAATCCTATTGGATAAATATGACGATAGTATTCTCTAACATGTGCGTTATGAGGTCTCATAGTGAATTTGCCCCTGAAATGTCTTGAGGTGGACGTGTACCGAGTGGGATTTGCTCATCTTGAACGATGGCATCTTGAGCTTTCACATGTCGTTCAGCATCCAATCGGGCAATGTTTTCTAGGTATGACTTTTTATAGTTTTCGTCTGATGTTGGGGATGTCGGCTGCACGTGGGGTTTTTCTTCTGCAAAGTAATCAAATGGACGATCGCCATTCGCTAAGCGATGGCAATCTTGTTTGCTCACCTTGTGCATGATTGTCCCCTGCTGACTGTATGCTGTGCATTTGCCATTGTAGACAATGGCATTTTTAAAGCGTGGAAAGTCTTTAGGTTTTAAATCTGTTGGTGTGTAGTCAACATCAAAGGGCTTGTTGCCGTCATATACAAATTCAGCATCACCATGAATTGAACCACCCGAATTAGTCAAATCATCAAAGAACTTTTTACACTGGGGCGTGTCTACATTAACTGCCATTCGGCATAGATCAATCAGATCCGCAGATGGTTGACTAACATCTTTAGCATTATTAGCTGCTGATTGCTTGGAATCAGGTGCTGTTTTTTGCTGTCCATTGGCTGTGACTTGAGATGCCCCGAATAGTTCTGCATCGGAGCTTTTTGTGTTGTATGTCGCGAATCCAATTAAACAGAGTGCACCGACCACCATCGCAAGCAAACCCATAGGAATTTGGGGTTTTACTGGGTGCGACTCAGCCGAGATATAGTATTTATACAAGCGTTTTGGAAAGAACCAAATTCGCCAAGATAATGCATTTTTGCGGGTTGCATTACCGAATTGGTCTTGTACCTCAGCGTAGCTGTAAATAATGGCTAAAGACAGCTTAAATAAGCGTCTTAGAATTAAGTGTTGGGATGTAGCGGCCTTAACATAGGCATTGAGCAAGTCAGGCTTTTGAGTCACAAGGATGATGTCAAAACCGAAATGTCGGTGCATAGTCAATGCACGACCAATATCTAAAATATCCTCTTTAGCGCGGTCTAATGCATAGGCCTGTGTTTTTCGGACTTTTCGGATCAGTTCTTCTTTTTCTTTAACCTTAATCGTTTCTGGTAATTCGGTATAAACATAGCCATGTTTTTTTAAAAGTTGTTCTTTCTCAAAGGTTTTTAGTGCTTCATAGTCATTGATTCTAGCCACTTCCATATCGAACATATTGTCGATTACAGCAGGCAATTGATAGTTTTTTAATAAGTCATATTTTGAGAATGCTGGGTGTTCGTGTGCTTCATCGTAAATGATGAGTGAGCCGTCAGGTAGATCACGCCAGTCAAACGGTTTATTTGCTGAGGACGTAATCGGTAGTACACCCTGAATATTAAGCCCAATGATATTGGTAAATATCATGCGGTTTGGGTTTTTGCGGACTTCGTTTTCGATGATCTCTACACAGTGTAGAGTTTTGCCCGTGCCTGGTGGCGCTGAAATTACATCTAACATAACTTTTACCCCTTTGCGTCACAGCTCCCCGCGCTCGCGGAACCACGGTCACAGGCTCCCATAGAACCGCGCCCGCGTAGCCCTTCGCCTCAATGTGTTAAGGCGTTTTGCCTATAAATATTTTTGCCACCTTCACGAAGATCAGGACTTGAACCGTGGATAGCAGCATGGAAAAACAAACGTCTAGTTCCCAAAGCTTTGCCATTGATAATGCAAACTCTGGAAGTTGATTCATTGATCGTTCAGCTTGTGAAATCAAATCATCGAGTACATCTTCAACCCATGAATAGGTCACAAAGGTTAGACCCGCACCGAGCAGAATTCTTGCTAATAGACTGGATATTAATGTGGTCAATAAAAGTGCTAATGCAGGCATGTCATAACCTCACAAACATGAATGCACATAGGCATGTCGTAATTAAAATAAAGACATATTTCAAAGGCTCTAACTCATTGCAATATGGCTGCATTTCGAATGATTCATTGATGGTGATGCCAAATGGGAGACCCGTCCAATTGACCGTTAAATCTTGAGGACAAGATGAACCACCGACATTTAAAAGATCTTTATCAATTTCTTTTTTTTCTAATTCATGCTCTGGAAGCTCTGGGGAATCATCCTCAGGCTGTGTTTTGTACCACTCAATAAAATCACAGACGATACCCGCCCATTCACAGAATGCAGGTAGCTCTAAAGTTGCACCACCCGTAGATGTACCTGTGCCAGTTCCTGTACCCGTACCCGGCTCAGTTCCCGTACCTGTATCAGGTTGAGGAGTGATTGTTCCTGTAGGAGTGGTTTCATAGACATTACCCTCGATAGTCTTATCACCATCAGTAATGTTGTAATAGCCGGGTTTACCTTTTGAACTTGGTTCTGAACCTGTATTTTTTGAGGCCTTATTGACTGCATCACGTGCAGTATCAGCAGCATCCACAGCAAGACCATTGGCTTGTTCATCACCGATGGAAGCAAGTAAAGGCCCTTCAGGGGTATATGCAGCCTTAATCGCCTCAGCAATAGCAACAGCGAGTGCAGGGTTATTTGATTCAAGGGCGTTTTTTAATGCTTCAGCAAGTTGTTCTGGTGTGACTTCTACATTTTCAGGAGGTGGTGCAGATGGATTGTAGTTTGGGTTTTTTCCGTATCCCCAAGTGTATATGTCTACTGTTAAACCATCCTTATCAAAAAAATTAACAGTACCACCAACAACTTTATGAGATGTAATGTTATAACTTGGATAATTCTCAACTGAATATGCACGAGAAATAGTGACGGCTTCAGCCATAGAAGCTACACAATTTCCGTTCCATTGGTAACAGTTCTGAAGATGTGGATTTGTATTGTCTTGAACTGGTTTCTTTGTGACTTTACCACCCTCATCAATCACCCAACCAACACCGTCAACTAGGGCTTGTACGGCAGCACCACCTACAAATGCGGGGATAGATGCTTTACCTGCATTTTTAGCGTAATCCCCCGCTTTCTTTAAACGATCTGTCAGTGTAGAAGCGACTTTGGCCTTGTTTGCGGTTTGTGTGACATTGGCCTCAATACGGATTTTTTTGCCTGTGTCGGGGTCATAGCCAGAATCGCGGATTTGGGTTCTGACTTTATGTTCACCATTAATTTGACTAATAATATTGTCCATTTTTCCAGAAGCATATTTCTGCATATATGCAGTCTGTTTACCCATGCTCTCGAAGCTTTTATTAAAATTATTTACAGCTTTTGGGAGATTTGCAGGATCACGATAATCTGTGCGCTCAGCAGCAAAGACTGGAGATGTTAAAATCAAAAAACAACACAGCCATAATTTTTTCATTTTAATATCCTTGATAAACAAAAGCAGACCACTGCCAGAATGATGTAATTGATTAACGATTGTTCTGACACGGTCTGCTCCTTTACTCTTTCGAGTGCGATTACTTCTTAACTAAAGAAATAATCTTAATGACAACAGCAATACCAACTGCAATGGTTAAAACCCAAATTCCCGCAGTTTTCAAAACAGCTTCACCACCCGCGCCAGAAGTAGCAGAAGTAACATCAGCAGCTTCGATAAAAGCCATTGATGATGTTGAAACAACTAGCGCACCAGTTGCAGCAGTAGCAGCAGCAAGTTTCGGGAAGTTACGTTTAAACCAAGATTTTTTATGTTGTTCTTGAACTTCAACTTTTTCTACATTAACTAAACCCATGATATTTCTCCTTTTAGGTTCGTTTTATAAGACCAACGACCTTTATTACAACAAAGGTGCCGATCAGCAGTTTTAGAACGTACTTAATCAACTCATCACGAGCTTCATCCGTAAGTTCTGGCAAAAATGGACTGTAAATAGCCCACTGAGCACACGCTTGCGTAGCTGTATCTACAATTTCACAGACGTATGCCATTTCTTAAAATCCTTAAG